GCAAATTAGTTTTGATATTTGTATCGTATAACTACAACGCCTGATCCGCCTGCACCACCAGTTGAATTACAAGTAGGAGCGCCACTTCCTCCAGATCCACCGCCGCCTCCGCCACCTCTATTAGTAGCTCCAGCAGCGCCAGTTGTACTAGTATAAAGTCTAAAATTATTATCGTTATAGTTTGGATTTGTAGGATCATTACTACCAAAAGTAAGATCAGTATCGAATGTTGCAGTAAATATTGTCTGCGCTACACCATTTACATCTTCTGCTATTATTACTTGTGTACCAGTGTAATACTGAGCGTTAGTTTGTGTTATTAATCCTCCATTTGGTGTCGCCATAATTTATTAACTTTTTTGATTTACTTCATTAGCAGCAACTTCTTGGGCTGCAGCTTGAATTATTTGTGGATCTCTTATTACTATTCCAGTGTATACTAAAATTTTTAAAATTAAATCTGTTTGCTCAGACTCGTGTATTTCAAAATTAACAGATCCTGTTGGATTACTTGTTGACAAATCATTAGAATTATATATATATTGACCTAATGAGCCCACGTTAAATCCCCATATTGGAGGTTTAGGTTTTTTAATAAAATCTACTTGTATTTCTCCAGCTGTATTTATAGTTGTAGGTTTAACAAACAACTTTTCATTTTCATATAAATAAACGGGATAAGTTTTAGTTGGTTTTGTAAGTAAAGATTTGTCAATATGATAATAATCTGAACGATCTACTCTTTGTAGTTCTACTTCATTGTTGTATAAAACAGTACCTAATCTATAAAAAGGTGTTTCAGAAGAGCTAGAAACATCATTACCATATATATCTACTGTGGGTAAAACCCAATAAGTATTTAATCCATCAGCTGTTGAGGCAGGCACAGCATTACCTGTAGTTTTAAATATAGATACTTTTTCATCTAAATTAGCAAATCTATCCGCATAATCAGTATCAGTCTGTGGCACACGTATTTGTTGATTTAAATCTTCAAAATATTTTTCAAATATTTCAAGTTGTACTTGATTACCAATATTATTAAACTCAGTTGGTGTTAAATAACCTCTTTGTTCTTTATTTAATATTAATAAAACTGTTTGATATACAGTGTTTACGTTTATTGCCATTTGTTGTTTTTATTATAATAAAGGAGGCTTTTACACCTCCCTTATTAGTATTACATGTTAAGAGAGTTTTTTCTCTATAGATTTAAAGACATCTAAACCTTCATCTGTTTTGAAGAATGCAGCCATAGCAGCATATGGGTGTTCATCAAATGGAACAGTCATTAATTTCTTACCGTTTGATTTCCATTTAAACGTTCTTTGATCATCAGCTAAAATAATTATACCAGCTTCAGTTGCTTTTATAGCAAAATTTCTAAGTTGTACATTATCATCTTTAGCTAAATCTATGAATAGTTTTGCATCTTGTTTAGCAAATATAAGAATATCTCTTTTTATTTCCTTAGAACTCATCTCTGATACCTTAGATCCCATTTCAACTCTTAATATAGCTTCTGCTTGATCAATACCTATAGATCTTGCTATGTTTAAAGCATCTATTTCTAATTCTAAGTCTATTAAATCATCTTTAGCATTTTCTATTATATCAAGCTCTCTATACTTAATTTTATTTAAAGGGTGATATAGAGATAATACTTTTTGTAATGCTTGATTAGTTTTTTTAACAGTTAAAGCACCATCCTTAAATATAATATGACCAAGAGTTGCTTCACCTTTTTGTTCATCTTTAAATGGTGAATTTTGATTAGTTGCATATCTAATCTCTCTTTGTTCATTTTTTATTTCATCATACCAAAGTAAAGGTTGTCTTTGCGTATGTTTTGATGGTATTCTATATGTTAAAGGACTTTGGTTATTCATTAATAAATAAGTTCTGTCTTTTATTTCCCAACCGTCAGGTTGAGTTACTTTTTTTGTTTTCATAATATGATATAATTAAATAGTTAAAAATAGTAAAGCTGGGGCAAATTAATGCCCCATAACTTTACAAAATACTTATTAAATTCCTTGGAATAAAACAAAGTTGTTAGCAGCTTGCACAACTAAACATCTTTCAGATAAGAAGTTAACCTCCATAGCATCAAGATTTGAAGTGAAAGCACCACCAGCAGAACCAGTTAACCAAGACTTCATACGTCTGTCTTCTGTTTGAGAAGCTCTATATCTAACGTGTAAGAATGGTCGTCTGATGTTTGTTCCTAGAATTTGGTCATAAACTGTTGAAGTTCCAGCAGGAACTAAAACACCTTCAATTGAAGAAATACCTGTTTGAGCACCTCTTGTAGAAGCGTCATTTAAGTATTTCCAGT